TATGTCGTGAACGCCCTCGATTTTTGGGTAGAGATGCCGCACGGGCGGAGCCCAGATGTGGATCGTTTCCAGAGGCGGCGCGCTGCTTTCGATTGCATCATTGAGTCGATTGAAATACATATCCAAGCACGACTCCGCTTTCAGCCCGTCGTCGCTAGACACTGCTAGCCGCAGTGTAAATGCTTCTGGCGTGCACCTATTGTTTGTCACTAGGTATTGGCTAGTGCTGGGCATCGGGAAGGAAACGACGCGAGCCTCGTCAACAAGATCGCCGGCCGAGTCGAGCAGCTCTATGACTAGCTCCCTATCCTTATCTCCGGTCAAGTGCGACGCCTTCTTTTGCTGCCCGATTGCCGGCAGTTCAACTAACCGCAATCGCAGCGTTGCGGCGGCTGATTCGCCGGATTCGTCGCACCCTACGCGAACTTCTAGCGAAAAGGGGTTCCATGGGTTTGACTGACTTGCGCGATTGACAGATACGTTGATCGTGTGCCGAGGTGTTGCGAAAGGACCGCGGACAATGGTCGTCCCTTGCTGTGTAATGGTAGGTCCCGACCCTCCCTCGTAGCCGTCCGGCGGCTCGTACACTTGCCCTAGAAATGGCAGAATCTCCTGCCACTTTTCTGCTCGCTGCTTAGTCGAGTAGCCGGACATGGCCGCCTCGACTTCAGCTACGGCAGCGACCGCGTCCTTTTGTATCCATGCAGACGAGTTTATGCCGAGCGACTGCAAAGCCTGTCCGCTTATAGAATCGAAGTCAAGCGCCTTGAGCCGTTTTACGTCTCCAGACAGCACTTGCCAGACGCACGATTCATTGAATCCAGGCCAAAGGTCCCACCTCGCGTACCGTTCTTCGAACGCGTTTTCCGCGATCTCAAATGGCACCGTCGGCGGATCGAGTTGGCCGGACGCCAGGCGGACGGCACGAATTGGCCTGCGGCAGTCACCGAGGCACTTGCAGCATCGGCACGCCTGGACGCGACGCACTACATGACCCCCACGGCCCACTTGTAGGCCCCAGTAACCCCAGTGGAGCCAGCGACGCCGCCCCGGCCCGTGGCACCGGTGACGGCGTTCGCGGGGCCCGTGGCCTGGACCCACAAGAGTTGCACCAGGCCGCAGGGTGCACTCTCGAGCTGCGTGCGGTCGCTCTCCCTCACGCCCGCGTAGCGGTGGCTGGCGCTGGTCACGAACACCTTGCACGCGAACACGCCCCCGATGGCGGCCGGGCCGTAGGCATTGTTCTTGATAGGCTCCAGGCAGACGACGAACCGATCGCCATGCGAGGCCTTCGTCGGCGTGATGCCGGTCAGGGCCGGGCGCCTGGCAAACTCCATTTCGTGCGTCGTGCCGTCCATCGGCTTGATTGCTACGCCGCTGATCCCCAGCACGCCGAACCGCGGCACGTCGGAGCCCGACGCGTTCTTGATCCAGACCGTATTGGGAGCCGGCTCGAGGCCCGCCAGCTCGCCGCCGCTCTGCTGCGGAATGGCGATCCGGTCGAGCATCTTGTTCCAGGCAGTCGCCGGGATGACAAGACGCTCACCAGGAGTAACCTTTTGGTATGGGTCTGGCATGGCTACGAAGTCGGCGTCGTGAACGGAGCCTGTGTCGGCGTGATCTGCGGGAACTTGTTGCCGATCGCGAGGCGAGCAAAGTCTTTGCCACCGTAGACCGTGTTGACGAACACGAACTTGGGGCGGCGAATGATGGTGGCCGGCCCGGCGCTCGTTTCATACATGACTGACATTTGCTCCCAGCCGAGCTTGCCGGATTGCACCTCGATTTCGCCGACCTTGAAGGTGCTGCGATTCGGCCTGGCACAAAATGAAAACGTGATCGAGGCCGACGGGGCGTTGCGAGTGATCTCGCCGCGGGCCCCCATGAACAGCACCTCGCCGGCCGAGAACACGCGCCAATCGGATTTGTTGACCGTGCCCGTCAAATCGTAGAGCGTCGCGATGTATTCCGTGACGAGCATGGACGCCGGAAACAACCACGTTTCCGAGAAATTGAATACCGGCACCACCTTGTCGGTGCCCTTGACCTGGTCGCCCTCGACGTTGATCGCCCCCTCGAGGTCCGGCACCAGGGCTCCCTCGCCTGGCCGGCCGTGCCCAATCTGGCCTTTGATTCCGGTCGTGGAACCGGCGACCTGCTCGCCCCAGTTGTCGTTATTCGTCTGGAAAGACTGCGTGATATGCTCCGAGCCGCCGGTCGTGTCAAACGATATGGTGTTGGCAGTCGGGTCGTCGCCGTCGTTGTCGTCGCCCTCGATGATTAGCGTGCCGTAGGCGGCGGACAGCTCGTACCACTTGTTGCCCAGGCTTCGAACGTCGAGCCGGCTGCGACTGTGCCCGGCCCAAACGAGCGGGGCGATTTCCTCGCCCTTCTTCTCGGCCGCCGCGTAGCTCACCTGGTTGGGCAGGAGCCACCGCAGCGTGACTTCGCGGCGGAGCCGGCCGTCGTCCTGCGTCGTCAGGCCGCCGCTGCCACTGTCGAAAAGCTCGATCTTCTCTGGGTAAGCCATTGTGCGCCTTACGCGAAAGCCATGCCGCCGGACTCGATCGACCTGGCGATCCTGTCGAGCAGGGCGACTTGCCGCTCCGAGGCGGCGGCCGTCTTTTCCGATACCGAAATCAGTTCTTTGTCGCCGCCGGACACCGGAGCCGTCATGTCCCGCTGCGTTGCCGCGATGGCGGTTTGAACGGCCGCTGGGTCGAAGGCCTTTACGCCACCCTTGCCAAAGTCGCCAGCGTTGATGATTTGCTCGATCCCGTCGGCCGTCCGCTTCGTGTTGTCAGCCGTTTCCTTGGCGACGTTCAGCTCGGGGCCAATGCCAATCTGGCCTGAAATGCCAGCCGAGAACGTGGCGAGCATCGCACCAAAACCGCCGCCCGCCTGTGCGGCGCTCGTGCCGGGCGGTATGAACCCTGGCTGACGATATTCAGACCGCTTCGCAGATGACTTGTCCGACGCGGTTTCGGCTTCCTTCGGATTCAGTTTCGCCTTGGCACGCGAGAGGTCGTCGCGGAGATTCTTCAGCGTGCCTTCATACGGATCATCTGCTGCGGACGCCGGCGACGACGGACCGCCGCCGCGTTGCTTGCGTCTTTCTTCTAGTGCCGCCTGCCTGGCGTCACTGCGGGCACGCAAATCTCTACCTGCCTGTCTGGCTTCGTCAAGGCCTTTTGCCTTGTCGCCTTCCGTCTTTGAAAGAATCCCGAGGGCGTCACCCAAGATTCCGATTGGCCCCACCGCCAAGGCGGCAAAATCGTCAGTCAGCGTTTGCCATACCACACTAATGAAATCAGCCCAATCCGTGATGTAGGTCGTCAGCGAATCGAAGCCACCGACGATCCCGTTGTAGATCGACACGCCAACCGACTGCGCCATGGTGCCAATGCCGGAAAAGAATCCGTTGATCGCCTGGCCCATCTGCACCAGGGCGATCGCGAGATTCAGATTCATGATTTCCCATGCCGTCTTGAAATCCATCGCCGACATGGCGGCCACGATTGCATCAAACTCGCTCTTGAACGCCGGCGACAACTGCCTCGCCGCTACCACCGAAAGGGTGATTCCGCCGACGAGCAGCGCGACCGCCATCCCGATGGGAGTAGCCAGCGCGGCGAGGGCCGCGCCGATTAGCGCAACTCCGGAGGCCAGCACATTGCACGCCAGGCCGGCGACAATCGCCCCGGCCCCAAGCACGAATACGGCCGCCGTCACGCCAGCCACCAGCTTGGCGGCCAGCGGGAATCGTTCGATCAACATTCCCATCGCGTCCATCAGCCACGTTAGCGCCGACACGGCACTCGAGGCAGAGTCTCCGAGGGCCTTGGCGAACGAAATCGAGAGCCGCTGCACGGCGGCCCCGATTCGCTCAAATGCCCCCGTGATGCCCGACATGACGATTTGGAACTTCGCCGCCACCGGAAGGTTGCTTTCCATCGCGTCGGCCATCGTCGTGAATCCGGCCGTGCCCACCTTGAGGAAGGCACCGATTACGCGGATACCGCGGTCGCCGAACACGCGGCCGAGAATGTCGTCGCGGGTTTGCTCGTTCACTCCCACGAGCGCCTTTTCTAGCACGCCGACGATCTGCACGACCGGGAGCAGTTTGCCTTGAGCGTCACGGAAATCGCTCATCGACAGGCCGATCTGCGCGAGAGCGTCGGCCGCCTCTTTCGATGGGCTCGTGAGCCGCACGAGCATGGTCTTGATGCCCGTGCCGGCTTCCTCGCCACGGATGCCGTAGCGGGCTAGGATCGCCAGGCCTTGCGAGATGTCGAATAGCGACTGATTGAACAGGGCACCAGCCGATCCGACGAGGGCGAAGCTTTCGACCATCGCGGCAATCGACGTTTCGGACGCGTCAGCGGCGGCCGACAGCGTATCGACCGCCTCGACGGCCGACACGCCGAACGAGTTCATCGCCACTTTCATAAACACGGCGGCGTCCGCCATGTCGACGCCAGACACGCGGGCGAACTGCACCGCCGACTCCGCGGCGCCGGCGAGCACGTCCTCGATGGACATTCCGGCCTTTGCCAACTCGAGCATCGCGTTCGCAACTGCGGCCGGCGCGACGCCCATCGACCGCGAAAGCCGCAGGGCTTCTTCCTCGAGCCGCTTTACGTCCTTGGCAGACAAGCCGGCGGCCGCCCGCATCCCGAGTAGGGCGTCCTCAAAGCTCGCCGCCTGCCTGGCGGCCAAGACGAGCGGCAGGCCGACCGCCGTGCCGCCGAGCATCAGTTTGGTGCCGAGCTGCTGCATCGAGGCCCCGACGGCCCGTAGCCTTGCCTGCACCCGGCCCATCGCCTGCTGAAACGCGCCGTCCTTCGCGAAAATCTCGACGAACGCCCCGCCCGCACGCACGCCGCCGACGCTTGACATAACTCAATCCCCAAAAATCTGATCGAAAACTTCGGGCGTAATCAGCTTCGGTTTCGGCGGTTCGTAGAACGGATTGAACTCGTGCGGCTTGTACGGCTCGCGGCGTTTCTTGGGATCGCGGTGGATCGAATACTGCTGGGCTACGAGGCTACTGGTGTGGTTCCACTTTTCCTTTTGCTTCCCTTCGCTGGCCCAGACGAGGCCGCGGAGCGTCCATTCGCCGGGATGGACGCCGACGATTCCGGCAAGCTCGTAGCAGAGTCGGTAGAGGTCAGGTACCGATCCATCGCCGCGTCCATCTCGGTCCCGATGCTCCCGATTCTCGCCTGCAGTGTCTCGGCCATCTTCCGGTCCGCCGCCCGAGCCTTGTCGAAGGCCATCTCCAGCGCCGGGCGCAGGTCTTTCCGGCAAAAAAAAATCACTTCCTCGATCAGTGCCTCGCTCGCCGCGTGGAGCACGTCGGCATTGAACCCGTCGGCAAATTGCTCGGGCGTCACGCTGCGGTGGTTAGCCTGCTCCTCGCACATGACGTAGAGCACGCGGCCGAGTGTGAACACGTCGGCGATCTGCTTGAGGCACGACTGCGTCGTCGGCAGGTCGAGCATATCGACGCCGCAGCTCGTCTTGACACGTTCAAAGGCCCCTAGCGTGCCCTTGATGTTCCACATTCGGCCTTCGGTATCGGTAAAAGTTCGCATGGTTACTTGCCGTGCATCCACTGCTTGAGCGTGAACGTCGCCAGCACCGCGTCGTCGAGCGTTTCATCGGATGAGGAGTCGCAGACAACGAAGTCCGCGCTCACCTCCCGCAATCCATTGGTGGTTGTGACAGTTACCACCTGGCCGTCAACCTCGGCCGCCCGCAATTTCGCGGCGTCGGCCGGCTTTAACACGGACACCACCAGCTCGTAGGTGCGGTGCACGACCACGCTCGACTGCGCGGCGTGCCCGTACCCCGTGGCGTCGATCTCCGTCGTCCGCCTTTGCACTGACACGTCCCGAACGCCGGACAGGATTTGCCCGTCTAGGGTAAGGACGCAGTTCTTCCCTAGACGGTACTTGTCAGTGACGCTCGGCAACGCATCACCTCACGTCAGGACGGGTTTTTCCGCAGGCTGATCGTGTATTCGTTGGCGTTGTCGAGGTCCTGCGTCTCGGAAATGGTCATCACCTGGTACACGCCGGACGGCGACGCCGGCCCGCCGGCGCCGATCGTCATGGTGATCGTGCCCGTGGCACCGACCACGGCACTGTGATCGAGGCAGGTCACTTCGATGGTGGTGTTCTACCGAACGAAGGCGAACTCCTTTTCGTCGCCCGACCCACGCGTCGTGACATCGCACTCCGACGCCGTTTCCCGGTTGACGCTGACGTTCTTCACGTCCTTGTTGTCGATGCCGGCGGAAAACGTGAACGAGCAGTCTTTGCCGAGGAAGTAGCTGTGCGACGTGTGAGGCATTTGTGCGGGTGCTCCAGATGGTCCGGCGGGAATCGACTACCTGTACGTCAGTATACACAATTACGGCCTTCCTCCGGAGATCGACACGCCGCGGCCGGCCTGCGAAGCACGGAACGCTCCGCGGAAAATCCGCTGCAGTTCACCGCTCGTGACGGCCTTCATCATGGCCGGGTGCATATACGGCCGCTCCGGATAGACGAACGTGCGCGGGCCGCCGACCTGGAGCCACCGGCTGCGATTCTTGGGGTGTTGCCCCTGGCTAAGTCTGGTGACGATGGGAACGTAGTTCCCCGTGTATTTCGGTATGTAGCCCCAGGTCGTGAGCGTTTGCGATCCACCGAACTCGTGCAGGTACGGCAGTTGCTTGCCCTTCCTCGACGGCCCGACCACGGCCGAGTGGTTCATGGGGTCGTAGAAGTTCCAGAGGTTTCGCCGGAAGCCGAGCATATGCGACGACGGAACGTGCGTATGCGGTGGATCGCCTGGAGCAGACGGCGGCCGCACCTTGATCTCTCGCACTCGATCGAGGATCGCCTTCTTCGTATGCGGCCGCAGGCCTGGCAGGCGATACAGCTCGCGGAGATTGAGGCCGGGATTGGCCTTCATCACCTTGAGCTTTGGCTTCGCCAGGCCCATCTTCTTGATCGACTTGCGGGCATGGTCCTTGATCCGCATGGAGCCTTTCGTCAGGGCCCGGTACTCCATGCCAGACAGGGCGTTTTTCACGGCCGCCCGATCAAAGAAATTGGACACGCTCGCCCGCATGGCGACGCCTGGAATCCTCCAGCCGCCGCCCATCGGGAACATTCCGCCGCCCGTCGGAAAGAGCGCCATGCTACGGCCCCGTCGGCGTCAGATGGTCCCGCGGCACCCGGTACGTCACGGCGATCTGTGACAGGAATACCCGCCGATCGGTGAGCGAATCCCGGTCGAACGTCGTCTGCATGGCCGCCCCGAAATAGTGGGCGTTGGCAGGCATCGACGGCATCACGAGCAGGTCGCTCCGGATGGCATCGACGATCTCCTGGCAGAGATTCGCCAGCTCGTCGATCTCCTGGTTGCTGCCGTCCACCATCTGGGCGACGACGACCATCACCTCATGGGTGAATAGGTCTTGGCCGCGGGATGATCGCTCCGTTTCCACCGTCGCCGGCACCACGCTCACTTTGAGCGTCCGCAGCTCGGGCCCTTCGTAATCGGGCACATACACCCGCTTGGCCGGGATCGACGCGTAGGGGGGCGAGAACTCGTAGGCCGCCAGGCCGGCAGCCAGGGCGTCGGATATTTCGATAGCGACAGCGTCGGGCATTGTTAGGCGACCTTGGGGCCGCTCTCCGTGGCCTTCTTCTCTAGTAGAGCAAGGTTGCCGGCGAATATCGGATTGGCCGAATCACGCCGGAACGCTTCGCGGGCGTGCTTGAGGGCCTCGCCGTCGAGGCCGAGCCTCGAGGCGGCGAGGCAGGCCAGCTCCGGAGCCCGCGGACCGTAGGCCCGCGGATCGCTCGCGTGCGACTGATTGGCCGGCGGGCAGGACGCCGCGTGCCTCGCGTAGTAAAGCGCCGACACCCAATCGCCCATCTGCTCCGCCATCTCGGCGAACGCCAGGAAGGCCTCGGGCTCCTGCGGAGCCGCCTGGATCGCCTCGAGCAATCGCGGCTTGACCCGGTCCGGCTGCAGCCGAGCCAGGGCCCGGTACGCGTAGGCCCGCTCGGTCGCGGCCCCGCCCGGCATCCGCAGGTACCGCTCAAACGCTTCCACGGCCTCGGCATCGCGGGCATAGTCCAGCTCACGGGCGAGATACCAGTGCATCCGCACGTCCAGCTGGTTTTCCCTCACGGCCTGCCGCAGCAGCGTCAGGTCGCTCTTGTGCTGCTTGCCGGGCTGCCGATGGTGGCGAATCGTCAGGGCCTCGGTCGTCGTCTGCACTTCCTCGCCGGACCAACGGGCGAGCCCCTCGTGCGTCGCCCCTACCCACCGATAGCCGCCGCGGGTATGGATGCGATCCGACAGGAACCGCACGTCGGTGCTCCACTTGTACCAGTAGCGGAGCTTGGTCGTCTGCGGCGTCCACGCGGCCTCGAGAGCCTCCCGCCAGCCGGGATCGAGCACTTCGTCTAGGTCGAGGCGGATGCACACGTCCACGTCGGCCGGCAGATGATAGAGGGACAGGTTGTGGGCGTCGTCCCATCGCCACGGGATCGGGGCCCCGCGGGCGACCGTCACGCCGGCGGCCTCGAGCAGCTCGGCCGTGGCGTCGGTCGAGCCCGTGTCAGTCACCACCCGCACGTCGGCCTCGCGGCAGGAGGACTCCCAGGCCGGCACGTTGGCGGCCTCGTTTTTCGCCAGGGCGTAAATGCCGATTTTCATGTCAGCACCGCCACGCGTCGCAGGCCGTCGTTGATGTATTCGACCTGGCGGTTGGCCTCGCGGGCGAACACTTCCACCGCCCTCGCCACCTGCGGATTGCAGCAGTCGTCCGCCAGGATCGCTCGGCAGTGAGCGACGAGCCGCAGGTCGGCCAGGGCCCCGGCGAAACTGTGGTCCCCATCGACGTGAGCAAAGCACGCCCGCGGCAGGCTCTTGATCGCGTGCGAATCGACCACCACCAGGTCGGCCTCGATCTGGTGCCGGTCAATCAAGTTTTTGGCGTGAGCCAAGCAGTCGAGCGAATCGTCGTCCATGCAGCCGTCTATGCAGAGGAACGAGGCCCGCGGGGCGACGGCCGAAAACACCATCAGCGAGTAGCCGCAGCGGGTCCCGATCTCGATCACGCGGCGCGGCTTGTACCGCTCGCAAATCGCGGCCTTCATCGCGTAGTGGCCGATGACGGCCGAGTCGCAGAAAAACCAATCGTTTTCCAGCCAGTTGGATTCCAACAGCGACTTGACGCGGTCGTAGATCGAAATCTGGATCGTGCTCATGGCCGCACCAGGAGGTTTGTGACTTCGGCGACCGTCATTTCCACGAGCCACGCTTCCGCGTCCCGCACGCCGAACGACGCCACGAGCCTGCCGCCCTTGATCGCCAGGCCGGCGGCGAACTCGATCGCCCGCTGCTCGAGGAAGGCGAACGGCAGCGACACGGCGACAATCGCCCAGCCGGCCGCCTCGTCGAAGGACACGAAACGGTGCTCGTAGATGCGGCGGCCGTCGTCCTCCGCGACCTCGTGCACCAGGGCCAGCCAGATGCCGCCGCCAAGCGGCACGAGCTGCGAGCCGCCGCGGAAGCCGGCCGCCAGCCGCGGAGCCGGGGCGTGATTCGTCATCAGCCAGGCCTCGTCCTGCTCGCGGACGGTGGCGACGCGGCCGTCGTTATGGCACGAATACAGCCACTCGGCCCGGCCGAGAATCGGCATCCAGTTCTTTTCGTGCCGCCCGGTCGGCGTCGGCAGGCAGCGGATGCTATCGAAATACCCGGTGGCGATCCGGCAGGCCCCGTCGAAGGGCTCGATGTTCCGCACGGTGGCCGAGGCCAGCATCGTGCCGTCCACCATGTTGAGCCGCACGTCCTCGAGGCCGTCCACCGGGAAGTCGGTTCGCGGGTAGTCGTGATGCACCTGCCGTGCGTTGACGGGCTCCATGTCGTCGGCCAGGTCCACGAGCACGTTTTCCGTGCGGATGACGCCGCGGTCCTCCGCCGGCATTTCGTAGCACCCGTTCACGATCCGGTAGTTGGAGCTGCGGACGTTGACCATCCAGCCGGCGGCGGTGGCGACGATGGACGGGTTGAACAGCGACCAGCCAGGGTAGGCGGGCTCAATATCGAGCCGCACGAACCGCGTGCTCGCCAGCTCGTCTAGGCGGTGCGTGTACCAGGTCCGGTTGCGTCGCACGACGGGCTCCATGCCTGGCGGCAGTTCACGCCGCAAAAGGGATTCGCACGCCCGCCGGCCGGCCGCCAGCTCGCCGCAGTAGTAGGCATGGGCGGCGACGGCGTGCAGGTGGTCGATCATGGAAACATTCGTACACCATCCGGAATAGGCGGCAAGACCGAAACGCTAGAGCGTCGCAGCCTCGCGAAACGCCGCGTCGATCTGCTGCTCGGTCAGCCCGAGGGCCGCCGCCATCGGCACGAGCCAGGCGTGTGATCGCTCGACGTAAGGGGCGTACTCCCACTCCACGCGGACGCTCTCGCGTGCCTCATTGTCTGGTATCGCGTCAATCGCGGCCTCGATGGCGGCCAGGCCGATGCCGTGCCTGACCAGCCAGAGGCGTATCTGCCGAGCCGAGATCGACGCCGGGACAGGCGAGGTATCCGGGGCTCGCTGCCATCCGGCAGGCAGTTGATC